GAATTATATTTGGGTTTCGGTGTTTTAAAACAAATTTCGTTATTGCTTACAATTTCCGGCAAAATTTCGGTTTCGGTTTCATTATCAAGCGTTTCAAAAATATGCTCTAATTTATCAAATTTATTTGCCTTGATATTTACAAGGTCCATTTCGTTAAAATCTAGCGCCATAATAAAGGCCCCTTCCATAGTTGTTAAAGTTTAACGCCGCTTGCCCGCGGCAATAGATACTCTTTTATTTTACTTTTTTATTGAGGGATTTTTGCTTCCTTCGCTCTTTTCTATTTGTAATTTTAAATTTTGGCTCGGCTTGTTTCTTTTCAAGGCGAACAAATGGTTTTTGAACATGCATTTTAAACACCTTCCTTTTGGTTAAAATTAACAATTACCCTTAAATACTAAATATGCGATAAAGTAAAGGAATAAAAAAAGCCCGCACAATGGCGGGCCAGTTGAAGGAAAAAATAAACGGTTATTTAGGCCGCAATACGGTTCCAGTCTCTATCGTTTAAGTTAAGTAATTTTCCGCCGCGTTGCTGCCACATATCGACGTCGTCCGCGTCGCAATTATTAGCAACGGCCGTAATAGCATTAACCATGGTAGCGCGTGTAATATCTTTCCCTTGCTCGTAACCGCTCTGGCCCATGGTAGCTATTAAACCGTTTAAGATATCGGTATTTTCTTTTTTGGTAAGTTTAAGAACGGTTCCGACGCGTTCCGGTATTTCGTGAAAATCGCCTTCGATAACGTCGCTATGCGCGGACCTCATTTTGTCAAGTACTTCGTCAAATGTTTCACGGCTAGCATATGCTTTTACTAGGTCCCGCAACTTTAATTCTAGCGCATGGTTGTCCGCGTCTTTAGCTTCGCCGGATAGCAAGCCATAGTCCGCGCTATCCCTCGCACTGGTAATATGGCTAGAGCGATTTCGGTTTTCGGTTTGCATACCATTTAGACAAGCAAGCGTCCAAATTGTTTGATAAACAGAAACTGAACCCGCGCCAACTTCCGAATTACTTAAACCAATACCATTAGCCATTTCATCCCCGACGGCAGGTACACCCGTTTGAACTTCACTTTTTAAACGCAAATAAAGCCGTTTATCTGTAACCGTACCGTTGACAACTTGCCACTGGGCGTCGCTTTCCATCAATTGCGGTAAGCTTGCATTAAGCAAATTGACGTTATCAAACGTTTTAAACTTATCAGATACAAATGCGCGGGCGGTTCCGGTGGTTTCATCCGTATCAAGAAATGTTCGAACCATACGATTAGTCGGTTCTTTCTGCCATAACGCATTTATAGCGGCGTCATATTCCTGCGGAATTTTTTCCTGCAAGCGTCGCGCCGTTCTAGTATCTATATCGACGTTCTGGGCAATTTGTCCAAAAGCATGATCGTTAACATCTAAAATACGCGTCGGTTCGCCCCCCGCCGCTTCAATGACAATTTGTGGCTTGCCTTCGTCATTTGTCATTTTTTGCAGATTGTTAGTAGAAGCCAGAAAATCGGCGCTCTTATTATCTTGCTCTTGAACTTTTAAAAGTAGGTTTTGCAATGTGCCTTTTGAATTTTCAATATTCATGTTTTTAGCCCTTCGTAGCTGTTAAAAAAAACGGGCAGAATTACCCGCCCGTTTATTCTCGCATATAATCGCATATAAATGCAAGTAGAAATTTCTAAAAGTTTTACCTTCGTCGTCGTTTTCTCGAAACGCGTTTATTTAATTCGTCGTAATCCGAACCATACAATAGGCGGCCTATCCAACTAAATAAAAACATTTATACCTCACTTTCTTTAAAAAATACTTTATCAAACACTTCGCTTAACATGCGTTCCATGTCCAACTTTTGGGGCTCGACAATATCACGCTCTAAATCTTGCCCCGTTTGTTCTTTCCAAGCCGCTTCTATTTTTGCATTTATTACAGCTTCAATGGCTTCCTCATAAGCACAATGAAAACCAAGCTTTCGGGCTCCCTTTGTCAATATCGAACTTTGGTCACCATCATTGTATCGACGATAATAAGCATATTTTGCTTTTCTTAATCTTTCCAAATGGTAATTTTTACCAGAAGCTTTTTGCATTTTTGCTTTCCAAGGGCCTTCGTAAATCAATTGGTCCTCTATGATATCGTCAAGCTTTTCAAGCGCCTTTTCATATTTGCCTTTACCGCACCAGTAAGACTGTTCACGAAAATTAAAATCAGTCATCACTGCACCCCCTTTTCGATAAAAGCAAAACCGCCGCCGTTGCCTTCCTCATCTTGAGATAAAACGAGACTGAACACATCGTTGCCTTTTCGCATAGTAAACGTAGGCCATGCGTTGTGCTTATCATGACTATCAGAAACCATATGAAAATCTATAATCTCCGCACCTCTTAACTGACCAAAATGCTCCATGTAAGATTTAACGCGCCAATTAGGTATCATCTTTATCCTCCGAATAATCGTTTAGAGTATAGACAATATCACCATCGTCATCACGGGTGTAATCCCCATCGTAACTTTTGTGCATAGTATCATACGGATTATTTTCAATTTTCTGGATAGCCTCATCTTCTGTCTTGGCGTCCACCTCATGGGATTCCACAACTGTGTAGCTGCGTAAAAGATTAAACTTTGGCATTGTTAACCTCCTCTGCAAAAACACGAACAGAATAAGTATCGTCCCCAGATTGATTTTCGTCCCAGATACGTTCATCGGTGGCAATACGTTTTGCTTGCTCGGCGGTAGGCTCTAAGTCCCATTCGTCGAAATCATCTTGATCGATGAAAAAGACGTTGGTTTGGGTAACGGTAACTTTAAACTTTGGCATCTTTATCCTCCTCCATTTTAATAAGAATTTTGCCCCTTGCTTGTAGCATCTTGCCGTAGCGAATATCTAACTCAGGATGACCATTCGTTCCCATGTCTTTATATTCTTGAAGATCATTATCAATCGCAACGATAACTGCGTTCCACAATTCAGCGTTCATGTTAACTTGCATCACTGCACCTCCGCAAATTTACGAAGGTTATTAAAACGATCCATAATGGCTTTATTCTTTAACGTGCAATTGTCGCGGAAATCATCTTTCAATACTTTAAGGGTGACTTCTAAATGATCCATCGTAGCCACGATCTGGTTATAATTTGGGATTTCTGAGGTTAATTTTTCATAGCCCTCTTCTCTTTCAAACTCCTTTAAAATATTTTTAAAGAACTGCAAATCGCTTTCCATCGCGGTCAGCTTTTGTTCAAAGTTCATTTCCAACATGTAATATTTAACATCCATGAGACACCTCCATTTGTCTTCGTTGTTGCATATGCGATAATATCAAGTGTTTACGGACAAATCAAGCGGAAAATGTCTTCCCAATCAAACTTTTCTTTCTGATGTAGAACGGGTTCAACCTTCAGCCCTTCAAGCTTCAAGTCTACTGCATCACGGCCATGGAACAAAAAGATTTGTTCTGGCTCGTTTTTTGTTTGTAGCTTCTTTACCAAAACCCAAACGCTTGCATTCTTATGATTAGACAGCCAAGCAACCTGATGAGGTCGTAAATCTACAGCATTGCCCGCCGTAGCCTTCAACTCTACAAAATGAAAACTGCCCTTTTCATCACATAACAAAACGTCTGGTATGCCGGGCGTTGCCCACGTTTCAAGCCGTGTTGACGAGATCCTCCTCGAACTCTTCTTCAAGGCTGTCCTCATCTGATTCCAAAATCCGGCCTCGCGCTTTTGCGCGGTTCTGGGTATTGCTTTCTCCTTCGGGAGTAATGTCGATAGTGACTGGGGCATAGGTTTGCTTAATCTCCTTTAATGCTTTCATCACTTCATCTTTACTCATGGAGTCAATACTACCGTGACGAACCTCGCTCTTGCTGACATAAATGTCACCTTGTGCTTGCCCCCGTCTATATTCAGCTTGAACAGCCGCAGAATATGCGCCGTTCTCTAATGCATGATCTCTAATAGTTTGGAGATCTCTAATGTGCCTTCGATAGTTGATGCCATATTTCTCGTCTAATTCATCTCGATATGATTTTATTGCGGCCACAACGTGAGGACAAATATGTGGGTTTGTCATCTCGTATGCCCGCGTATGTGCAGAACTTGCCGGATACCCCGCATTAATTGCGGCCTCCCGCATTGTTATCTGTCCATCTTTCGAAACCAGTTCTTTAACAAAAAGTTCTTGTTTCCTTGTAAGCGGTCTAGTCTTCGTGGCCCTTGGTTTGCCAACACCACGTTTCTTCTTTACTGGAAGGTTTTTAGATTTGCTTTGTTGGGTCATGCTCGTACCTAGTTAAATTGCGATAGTTTCTTTTAAAATGCACATTTCTTTATATATAGCCAGAAAAATATTTTTTATAAAAAAAATTTCTGAGGCCCCTTAACGCACTTTTGCTATTGGTTACATAAACTCTGGTTACGTTACATTTTTGTTTTCTACTTTATGTAACTGTTAAGTACCTATATATAAAAGAAAAAAGACTGAAAGTTACACGGTTACACCGGTTACGGCATATTTTTCAAAAAATATTTTTTTTATTTTTCTCTCTATATAATATAACCGGTGTTAAAAAAGAAACCCGCGGGCCGTGTTCCGTGACCCGCGGGCTATCAATCAATCCTCTTCGAAGTATAAATTCATAAACTCTTCCATCTCTTCGAACCGTGCTGCCACTTCTCCGATACTGTAGCATCCATGCTCGTCTCTAAGATAGTGTTCGATGTCCCAAGCGTGGTCTTCGGCATATTGCGGCATGAATACCCACCATGTGCCTCGTTCGTACTCGACTTTAAAACCATACTTCTTTTTCATCTTATTGATGTAGGGTCGTAGTGCGTTGTATTCCTTTTTAGGTTTACGAGCCGCGTTTGGTATTTCTATTTT